TCCCCGAATTAGCACCTATACTTGCGTTGCCTGCTTCGAGTAGCGCATTCGTGCCGTCCCATTTGAAGCCTTTCGATAGGTTGCCTGAACCGTCCGTACTTCCAGCGATAAGGTGTCCATCATTGTTGCCATAGATACCTGTTGTGCTCGTGCTGTCTATTGCCGTGTGTGTTCCAAGTGAGATGTAGGAGCTTGCGCCATTTCCGACTAAGTGTAGCTGACCTGCATTCAGGTCGAAGGCTCCTGCATTAACAGTAACACCAAGCGAAGCCCCTGAATTATCAATCGTAACGTGCTCTCCTGCGCTTTCGCCAAGCGTGAATATCTGTCCCGAAAACTGCCCTATTACCTTATTTGAATCCGCTCCATCAATGAATCGAACCCCATTTGAAGGGTCAACGGTGATATGATCGCCAGTAGAATCTCCCGAAGCCCATCCGTACACGTCCGAAGCGTAGCCATAGGAGCCATTCATATTCCCATATTTCATCTTCGTCTTAGCAGAGGACTTCCATGCTGTCCATGAATCTACCCCATCCTGCACAATCGTATAGGGGGCACCCGAATCTACAGACGTTCGATAGATAGATGATTGCCGTGTAGTGTCGGTTGTATTTCCAATGGCAACGATCACATCGCCTTCTGATAATGAACCTGCATCTGCAGGAGCATCGCCGAGCGAAGTAAGCGTTACATCATTACCCGTTACCGAATCAACCTTGCGTACAATACGCTTGACAATCTGATTATTATCGGGTCGCACGGTTTGAACGAGCACAATGTCATTCGCCACAAACGAAGCTACCGAATTGCCCTGCGGGTCGCTTACGGTTACCGTTTCCGAAGGGGCTGAACCGCTTAGAGCCTCAATCTTACCCCGTCCCGGACTCACAATGTCGGAGCCGTTAATAGCTAGAATCTGATTGATGATAAACTCATTAGCATATAGCGCACCCCTTATGTACGCATCATCCACATCAAGTTGCCAGTTATTCGATCCTGTATCTCTGATTGCCCAATTAGAGCCTGTGAAGCCCGAAACAAAGTTTGATATGTCGTTTGAAACTCGTCCGCTCACGTCTGCATCGCCTGTAACGGCTAGGCCTCCACTTACAGAGAGTAGTCCTAATTGAGTTATTGATACAACCGTATCGTATTTAGAAACGACATCATCCCCTGCAGAATCAATAATATCACCATATGAAATAGTTAAGTCTCCTCCATCCCTAGGCGCAATAGTCCAATATAGGCCAGATGAATCGGACTTATTTCTAGTAATCCAATGTCCATAACGATTGAATGTATGTAATCCATTAGCTGTTTCTATATTTAATTGACTGCTTACCGTTGATACGCTTCCAATATTTATAGTACCCGAAAAGGTGCCCGTGCCTGCGGTTACGTTTCGGGAAGCATCTACGAAAGAAGAACCGTTGATGTCGATCGTATCCACTTCCAGCGCCCCACTTCCATCCAGCGTGGCATTGGAAGAGGTTGCAAACTTGCTTGTTGAATCATCCCAATAAGGTACGCCGTTTGCGGTTGGTGCATCTTCACGGGTGGCTATCGCCTGCAACGTGCCGCCTTCCCAGCCTATTCTTGCAATTGCGCTGTTATCCGTGCCGAATACCACGTTGTTGGTACCGTCGGCCTTGAGGATTTTTGAGCCTGCTATAGCGCCACCTGCAATCGCGCCTGTTGCACCATCTCGCTGAATGATATAGTCCTTAGTGGTTTTGATCTGCTCGGCGTAGTTGATGTACGCTGAACCGTTCTGCGTAATATTGCCGTCAACGGTCAGGTCTGCGCCAATTTGGACGGCAGAATCAAATGTCTTAGTTCCAGTGATGGTGTTTATCTCGGACAGGTTGTTGGCTTCGTTCAGGAACCGGTTATCAGCCGGTGTCCAATCGGCAACGTTGGAAAAGTCGCGTTGAAGAAAAGTTGTATCTACATAATTCCGCAAACTACTACTTGAGCTGCTTGCATGCTGCGAAGAAATATAATCAATGGCATCCTGAAAACGAGTATTAAGTGTGCTTGCCTTGGTCTTATAATCGCTGAAATTAGTATCAACCGTCGCCTTCTCTGCTTTCGTAACGGTGCCATCGGCAATAGCACTATTAATACTATTGACAAGCGTCGTATAAGAGGTATCATACGCTGATTTAGCGGCAGAAAGATTCGTTTTAGGTGCCCCGCTCAGCAGTGAATTATTGTATATCGTCGTATATTCAGCATCGATGGTTCCTTGTTCAACTTCCAGTTGATTCAGGAATTGCTTATTCACATAGGAGCGCTCATTGCGCGTATAAAACCCCTTGTTAGCAGAACCTTGCACCGCCACCCCCGATTGCTGGCTGGATTTGGTAACAAAATTATTCTGGAAAAACAAAGAATTATCACTGCGATGAGAAGCAAGTTTTAAGGTCTTCTCATACCGCCCGTTAATACGATCTTCTTTATAGTCGCATTCAATGACGCGCAGCAGCTTATTAGTCTTATAGATACCGCTTGATTCATCGTAATCTTCTTTCACATTGACCCAGCAGCCCACCACGATCTCACTTGCACTTCCAAAGTAGGCCGGATCCATCACCGTTGCGTTCCACTGATCGGGGCGCGCGCCACCATAGCGTTTGAGGTATTTGCCTGCCTGCATCCACAACGCCCGCGGGCCCATGAGTGGCGCATAATTAACAGGCGTATTGGATTGCGTTAAGGTAAGGGCATCGACATAGAAAACCGTTGAATCCTGCTGGGCAATGAATTTGATTACCGCATTTCCCGCCGCGGGTTGTGCCCCGCCAATCGTAAGGGAAACTGTACTTTGCGAGTTCGTTACCGCATTTTGATCGACAGGATGAATATCACCGTTGCTATCAACCAGTTCAAGGCGAACAGCCCCCGAGGCTACTTGCAGATAAGCACTGATTGAGAAATAAGGACTCAACTTTTTTGGCTGTATATCAATATCTGCGGTTTGCAGGCCGCCGCCGATATTGGCTTGCACTTTGGCCGCTAAGGTTCCGTGCTTGACATACAGGCTGTTTGATTCCTGTGAAATTGTTTCACTGCCTGAAATGCCCATAAACCCATTCGGAAGACCACCGCTCCAACGGGAAAGGGCCGCTGAAATGCCGGCATCTTCTATAAGGTTTGCATAAGGCGTTATATCGGTGCGCGCATATTTATGCTCCCGGATTCCAAGTGCATCGACTGCCTCTCGGTCTTCCAGAAATACAACCTTATCTTTATTAGCCCCAATCCTGAATTGTCCGCTGGAAAGCCCGGATGCGTCGCCGGACACCGTCAATCCATCAGGCGCCGTGCTCGCTGTAAGCGCAAACCAACCGCCCGTCGGGTTGCCAAAATAGACGGTTTGCCCTTCAATAAGTCCATAGCCGTCTTTGGCAATAGCCCGATCGGAAAGTACAATCGCAGTCTGTGAAGCTGCTGAATCATAGGTGGCTGTCTGCACATTCCACGTCGCGGCGCCCATCGTCTGCACCTTGCTGGCGGTGCCCATGACCGGCACGATGCGCGAAAAATAGGCATGCGTCTGATCTTTGCGCTGCATCGTCATCCGGTTTCCTTGCCCGCCGCCCATCGCAACCGTGCGCGCTGCCGCTTGCCCGCCGCCTAAAGCTCCCGACTGATAGAAATTAATATCATACACATCATTGGCTGAATCATAGACGGCTTCCCATTCCGCGTCGGCCAGTTGGCAAAGCTGCTGAATAGCAGCTAATATGGTAGATCCGTTCAAATTCAAGTTAAACCGTTGCGCATCAAACGAGGCCGGGACATTGCCTAACGTGAAGTAGGATTGGCAATTATAATCAGCCCCCAGCAGCTTACCGGCAATTGCCGTAAACGGTTCATCATAAAAAGCAATCGAAATAATCACCGATCCGTCGGTCAGCGTCTGCCGCACTGTCCGCGCTTGCAGATCTTGCTCAATCGGCTGCAAAGAAATCTGGAAATCGGTTTTGCCTGAAAAAGACCGGCTGTCAGTCATGATACGCCATTCCTGCATCGCCCCATCATCGTAGATGAACCGGAGAATGCGCCCCTGCGCCAACCGGTACTCGTCGGATTCGGTGGCTACCGCCAGCGGCGAACCGGCATAAATAGTGATGGTGGCCTGATCGGTCTGCCCTAACCTGCGTTTGACCTTGGCCGCGCCCGACATGCTGCCTTTGACGCTATTGCCGGAAGGCAGGGGAATCTGAGCGCTGCGGTCGGCTTTCCAAAGTTGTATGTCGGTTAATATATTAGGCATGGTAATGGAGTCCGTGCAGTTCTTGTTTGAGTTTCGTTTTCAGCTGGCTGGTAAGCTCGTCAATATCGGAATCACTGATCCCTTTGCTCATCGTGATATCACCGGTTTGAAGCGTCTTACTATTCGTGCTTGCGGCTATATTATTAGCCGACGAGCCGCTTACGATCTTCACAGGCAAAGGCACAGGAATGTTAATAGGATTAATAGAAGGATTATAGGTACTGGTCAGCGTCTTATGCAAGCCAAAGCCATCATTAAGGGCCCCAAAGATGCTTCTAAGTACGCTTAAGATATTTTCCTGAAACATCAAAAGCTCATTTGCCTGTACGTCAGTTATCGTGTTGGCTACTTGCACGGAGCTTGTTGTAGAAGAGGAACCCGCCGTCGTTTCCTGTCCTTTCAGAAAAGAAAGCAGGCTGTCAAGTTGATTTTGGGTCAATGACCCGCGATATGCTTCCCGATGGGCATAGATTTGCTGGATAATATTTTTCAGTGCCTTTTGCCCTTTGGCCGTTGAAAGATCTAACCCTGAAAGTTGATTTAGAAGCGCATCTGGAATCTTTGTGCCCAATCCTTTGAGATTGCTGACAAAATTGCTCATGGCCTGACTTGTCGATTCTGTGCCATAATTCAGCGTATCATTGAACTGCTGAACAAATCCCTGGATGGAGTGCCCATAGTCACCGAGCGTAGATTCCATCTGTTTAATAATATTATTTACGCCTTTAAAGGGCCCCATGCCTTTGAAATTCTGGAAGCCGTCCATAACCTTAATAAAGGCATCATTCGTTGATAAACCGGTCTTCTTAAGATCTTTGAACATCGTAACAAGCCCTGAAAGGTGCTTAGGAAACTCATTTTGAAGCATCTGAAAATAGCTGACAATATCCGATTTTTGGGCCATCTTGCCCTGCACAACATCCGGGTTGATCGCTAAGGCTTTTTGCAGTTGCTGCTTTGTGAATCCGCCGCCCTGAATGGATTGCTGGCGGTAGGCTTTCGTATTGTTCTTAATAGCACGAATATTATCATTAATAGAGGTGCGTAGCTTCTCCATCGCCTGTTTCGAGAGGCCGCTATGGCTGAATATACCTTTAAATGTTTTTACCAGCCCGCCTATAGCCTGAATGCCGCCGGTGATCATTGAAAGTGGATTGCCCGAGGCAATACCTTCGGCTAACTTCGAGCCGCCTTCAATCGTTTGGGAGACGCCCTGAATGGCCTGCGAGGCTTTTTTACCCAGCCCTCCAAAAGCCGATGCAAGGTTTGCAATGCCTTGCGCCGCCCCTGCAATGTCATGCAGGGTGTTGGAAAGCTTCTTGATGTGCTTATTGCCTTTTTTACTGCCTTTACCAACAGCGGAAAAAGCTTTTTTAAATTGCTTTTCAAGTTTAGGCGTGAGTAGTTTATTTTTTTCCATCCATTTGTAAAGCGCCTTAAGCTGCTTTATCGCATTTTGCTTAATGTCGCGGGAGGCTTTGTTAAGCTGTTTGGTGTCTATAATGCCTGCCGACTGCTCATTTTTCAGGTGCGTAATAGCAGCCGTCATCTGGTTAATCGTCGACTGCACGCGCTGCATGCCCATTGCCATGTTATTGAAGCCCCCCATGCCGGGCGCACCGCCGGTATGGATGCCGCCAAACAAATTCGCTTTTTGCTGTGATTGTTGGTGCGTATATTTCGCTATATTTAATGCCGATTGTGCGGCATCAGTATTATTTTGAAAAACGCTGAACATCTGACCCACGCTCTTCTCTTGCTGCGGGTTCAGCTTCCCTTTGACGAACTGGTATATCTTTTTCAGGTTCGCCAGATATTTGGCTTGCAGGTCATTTACGCGCTTTTGATAGGCCGCATCGCCAATATCACCGCCTGATTTCAGGTTTTTAAGGTGTTGCAGCTGATTTTTATAGCTCTCAACTTCTTTTTTAGCCTTATCAATTTGGTTGGCAACGGCATCATTTTTGTTTCCTCCACCGGACGGCGGCGCTTTAGGACTATTAGCTTTTTGCGTTTTCGCATTGGAAGCGATGCTTTTTTGGAGCTTATGATATTTTTCCAGTGCCTGATTGGTCTCATCAAGTTTAATCTTATTGATACCGCGCTTTTTAATAATTTTATTAAGCGCGTTATTGGTCAGATCATTATTTTTCGCCTCCTGTTTGTATTTTTTATAGTTCTGATCATATATCTTTTTATCGCGTTCATACGTCTGAACCTGATACTGTAGCTTTTTCTTTAATTTATCAATCACCCGTTGCAGGGATTGGCGTTCGGCATCACTGGTGCCTTGTTGATTCATCTTCTTTTGATAGAATTTTATGCGCCCTCCGATATTAAACATATCACTTTTGACCCCCTTCATATCACTTTGAGAGTATTGCATCTGCTTTTTAAACGCCTTGATAAGAAACGCCTGATTGGTTTCACTGCCGCCATAACCTTTTGTCAATGATTTGAGATAGGCAGCTTTCTGTGATCCTTTTGACCACCGCGAAAACTGGTCATTTAGTTTTGTAATGACATTCGTTACCACTTTTATCATCTTAATCATGTCGGGGCCAAACGCATTCGTGAAGGCCTGCTTAACCTTGCCTAATCGCTGTTGCAAAGACTTCATCTGTTTATCAGCCACTTCTTTTGTCATCCCGCCATAGCCTTTCATTCGATTATCAACATGTTTAATCTGTTTGCCCATTTTGTTGAAAAGAAGAATCACCTGTGATACTCGCTGGTTGAACCCCATCTGTTTTAAGGCAGCCATCTTTTGAATAGGCGTCATTTGTTTTAGAGCTTGCGTAAGACCACGCACGATGTTAATAGCGGAACCGAATTGCCCTTTGGATGTTACGATGCCTAATTTCTCAAACTCTGCGCGATTTTCATTGGCCGCCTTCGCCACAACACGGAACATACGTGATAGCATCATACCCGCGCGCCGTCCCTTATAACTATTATTTGCCAGTACAGCCAGCAGATCAATCCCCTGCCGGAGCGGAATATTCATTGACTTCATGGCACTTGCGGCACGGTTACCCAGCGCTTCCGCAAATTGCTGCGTTGTTGCATCGGCCACCGTATTGGCACGAACAAGCGTATCCATGACGACTTTAAGATTCTTTAGGTTTTTAGCGGCATCCTCACTACGCATACCGAGCGCGGTTTGGGCGTTCACTGCAAGACTTGTAGCCTTGGCCATATCGAACATCCCTGCTTTGGAAAACCGTGCCACGGCAGGCATCGCGGCAATGGATTGTTTCGCATTAAGGCCCGCTGAGGCCAGATAATAGAATGACTGTGCGGCTTTGTCAGCAGGGATATTAAGATTCGTAGAGACCGAGCGCGCCGTCTTACGCATCTCATTGCGCATGCTTTTAGATACATTGCCCATAATCGCCAGCGACTGCTGCATCTTATCATTGAAGGACAGCGCCCCTTTTGCGAGATTCTTAATGCCTTCATAGGCCCCAAATATAGCACCTGTAACCCCAATGCCGATCCATAGCTTCGCGCTTTGCCCCATCTTTTTGAAGGCCCCCGCGGCCTGCGCCGATTCCTCTTTGACGGCCGCGCCATACTTTTGCGTTTCTTCTCTTAGTTTTACCTGATCGGCCTCTAATTTCTTGATCGCCGAATCGTAGCGCTCGGTAGAAGCCGTTGAGTTAGAGGCTTCGCGAACAGCTTTTAGTCGTTTTAATTCTTTTTCATTGGCCTGTATCTGCTCATTGGCCTGTTTGTATAAGGTCTCCTGCTTTTGGGCATACTTCACCGTCGCCCGATCCATTTCATTCAGAGCGGCAATCCCTTGCGAGGCGTCAATAACTATTTCTTCACGTATCATGATCTGATAATTTCAGGTGCATATTTCCTTATAGCGTCACGGGCTATTTTCTCCGCGCCTCCGAGGACACTATATCCCGTCTTGGCGTCCAGTTCGGCGGCATACTCCATCGTCGCCTGAACGACCGTGGTAACTTTTAGCCCATCCTCCGCAACATGAGATTGAATAGAATTGGCCAGATGACCGGTAACATCGGCCCAATGGCCCGGGTGTTCTAATCGCCCATCCGCTTTTTTAGCGCCCGGCTTTGAACGAGCATAATTGACAATCTCTTTGCCTATATGCTCGGCCAGTAATCGCGTTTTGACCATTAGTGCCATCTTCTGCGCTTTCAGTTCGGCGCGCCACGTAGTATCTTCTATCTTGAGTTTTAATCCCATAATTGAATACTTGTAATATTTACGCCCCATGAACCATTCCCAGAGGGGCTGTAAGGTGCTATTTCATTAACCATCCGGCATCGAAATGTTGACAGACTTCCATCGCCCAGTTCTACTTTCACCAGCGCATCTTTGACGACATCGGGGTTCATATCAGGGGCCGGTATAATTTGTATCTCCTCAATATTATTTATATCCCATTGTCCTAATTTTAATTGCAGGTGCTCTTGGGGGCGGTTGCTGTAATCAATGCCAATAAACCAATCGCTAATATTTTGCCACCACCCGCGGTCGGGCATAAGCTGCTGGTGCTTCCAGCTCATCTGCGCAAGGGACAGGCAAATAAGCCATTGCTGCGCTTGCCATGCGCCAAAAAATTCTTTTATAGTCTCTTTGGGTGTCATTGATTCATCCGTTTTTTTAATTGTTCAAAATTTTCATCAATTTCCTGCTGGCTAATATCTTCGAAAAATTCATCATCAGGTTTCTGCTCTTCTCCGTTAGCCCTGCTATTCCATTCGTTCATCACCTCCTCACTGCCGCCCATCGCAAAAGCGTTTTCAGAGGCCGCATTAATATGCCTGCGCGCCTCCTCGCGGCGGGCCTCGTCGATCATTTCCATAAAAAAAGGGAAGGGCGTCTCATCGTAAATGGTGAACGCATCCTTCCCTAATGTCCGGCTATACTCTGCAATGAGCATCTTCCAGTATGTATCGGCATCATTCAGATCATTATCCTCCTCTTTCACTTTTTGCTTCGGCTGATAGCCTTGCATAAGAATCTGCTTGATGCGCTGCGCAAACTCCGATGGGCTTGCTTTGTACAGGCGCCATAGCTGGCGCTGAATGTCAATAGCACCTTCCCACGGAAGATCGCCGAGAAGCTCAAAAAGAAGCTGAAGATCATCATGATCCCTCATATTTTTCATGACGCCGACAATCTCGACCACCTGTCGAACCGTCGGTGCTCGCAAGAACACCGTGCGGCCGCCGGGCAATGAAATACGCCGTTTGAGACACGAGAATGCTAAGCTCATACATTAGACAAGCGTTGTAAGGTCAGGAAGTTGCCAGCCTGTAAGGCCTGCGATGGAGGGATCGCCGCGGAATCCGGGTCGGGCATCCGCCGGCACCGTAGTTCCTGCTTGGTCGGTCTCATAATACAGGCTCGTAATGGTCGTCGTTCGGGCCTGATTGGAAAGCAAATCATTGCCGCTAGGCAGCGTAAACGTGATATTTCCAAAAGACGTGGTGATAGCACGCGGGAACCACCAGCCGTTTGCAGCCGTGACACCGTCGGAAATCTCATTCATCGGAATCACACAAAAGGTGTTAATATCACTGACAGCAATCTGCTTGACGCCGGATCCCAGCAGAAGCGCCTTATCCGAGCCACTTGTCTGAACCGAAGAGCCCGACAAGAGCAGCTGCAATTTTTCAATAGCTTCATCAACGAGAGGCACAGACGCTACCGGTTGAGGGCCGGAGTTGAAGATCGCATCCGCACGGGGAATCATGCCCGACTGATCGACCATGCCTGTATGAATTTGGATTTGTGGCTGAATGGTTACGTTGCCGCGGGTCGGCCCTAAGTAGGTCATCCCACTTGCCGTCGTCGGATCACCCAGCAGAGCCAGACAGGGGCCAATATTATATTGTTCGTTAGCCATAATAATTAGTATTTAGTGAAGGTTGAATTTTTAATGAAATCTTTAATAGTCGTTCCTTTGATCTTTTTATGTGTGGTATGCACGTTTTTTGATATTTTCTTTTTCAAAATGTTAAATCGTTCCCCGTTCTCATCCTTGTATGTTCCATCTTCACTCGGAATAAGGACAAGCCAATGGGTCGGCTTTTTAGTTTCTTTTGCCATGATTAAGTTGTTATGGTTACACCTGCCGCTGTCAGGTCGCTAATTTCTGCGGTTGCCTGGGCGTTGACACCGTTATTGCCGGAAATATCAATAGTCGCACTATTGTTGCCCAAAATATCCCGTTGCAGCCAAACTTCATGAATGAACGCACTCATGCTGGCCTGCGTAATATTATTCGACGAAACATCAATACCGGAACTGTTAAAGGCGTATTCCAGACCGCTAATATCAGTCAGTGTGCCATTCGCAAGGCTAATAGATCCGGTATTCGCGACCAGATCACGAACCGTCGTAAATCCGGCCGTGTTAAGGGCGGAAAGCGTATTGGCATTGGTAACGGCGTAATTGAAAGAGGCGGCCTTATTGAACCCGAGTACGTCAACTCCCAGCCGCCAGACGCATCCGATGCCCCCGCGACCGTGAGAGTCATTCACATGGGTTACGGTTACGCTATAGGCATTAAGATCGTTTTGAGCAGCTTGTTTGAACGTTTCTATCTCACTCGACGGGTTGGCATAACCTTTGAACATCCATATCGTATTCGTTGATTTCCACCACGGCGCGCCCTCCGTGTACTGCGAAACAGGAACGAGCGCAAAGGCCGCGCCGGACAAAAAGTCCATGCCCGCGCCGATAGCAAAGGCTTCTTTAGAACTGCCTGTTAGTTTTGTCGCACCCGGCACCACTTCAAGCAGCGTTGAAATCTGCTTATCGACTAAGGGAAAGGTAAACTGGAAGGTATCACCAAACTTATACAACGCCGCCGCATAAGGGGTGCTACCGAGTTGATCAACCGTGTTAGTTATATATTTGCCATTCTGAATCGTCGCCTGAACATTCCCTTGCGTATAACCAAGATTAGCCCAGCTGTCGAAGCCATCGGTGACATTAGGCGCCGTAAAAATCCAGCATGGCCCGATATTATAATTTTCATTCGACATAATATTATGTTTTTGGTCCGAGACCGATTAAATATTCAGCACTGTTATATTGAAATCCTTTTTTCTTATCTAAGAACATCTGGCTTGGAAAATGAATCCGATTAATATGGTATTCCTGTTTTGCATGATCCATCTGTATATTTTCACCATTAATAATTTGATAGCATCCAGCTTGAACAAATTCCAAAAACTTTTCACTGTTAAAGCCCTCATCATCCGGAGCCATGACATCTACCCGAGTTCGGAACTGGAACCCGCGCACCTTGTACAGATACTCGCGCGGGGCAGCCAGCCCATGTATGACCGGCATCAGTATCACCCGCCACCAGAAGCCATTCGCTGCGGGTGTCGGCTGGGCGATGCTGTCTTTTTCAATATCCAGCTGATTGCCTTTGCTCACCACGAGCCCCCCATTCGGTGAAAATCCAAGCAGGTTGCCCGCCTGCAATAAGCCTTTTACCGCAGGTAATACTTCATGAGTTTGTGGCGGGGCAATCATTACAGGTATTTACCAAGTAAGTATTTACCGATATGTTCGGCATCAGCGACTGCACTTTTCAGGATATCGTTGATCTCTTCTTTGGTCAGATGCTCGTTTTTTGGGCTGCCTTTACTTACGGCTTTTTCAAGCTTCTTAAGCAGATTGTTGACATCTGTTTTGACGAACTGCGTCTGCTTGCCAAACTTGATTTGATTTAGCACATGCGTTATAAGCATCCCAGCAACGGTTACAATCACGGTTAATACATTAAAATTAAACATAGTGTGTTGATTTGAGGTTATATGACCGACATATCCGGCCCCTGCTGCCATAAGCACGGCCAGAACATGTTGAATCGTTATTTTTTGGTTTGATTTTAGCATTTTTCCGACGGCTCCAGTAATATCTCGTACTGGTCGCAACACCGGAATCATCATTGCCGCTGCCGTTTCAAGCTGCGCAATGATCGTTCCCGCCTTGTTCTGCCCAGCAGCTGTCTGTGCAATGCCTTTCACAATCCTGCCTAACAACGTGCTGTGGTCGACCGCGTAATAATGCGTATCATGTTTGCCTGGAGCTACTTCTTTGAGTTTGTCCAGCTTCACAGGGTCGCTGACATCAACGTCCGGGATTTTGTAAACCGATCCTATGTTGTCTTCTTTGGGCATGATTACAGAAAATATGCCATCAAAATTTGAATAACAGCGGTAGCAACAGCCGCCGCCCCTGCCGTCCAGGCTATGATCTTCGTTTTAAAATTTGTTAAATCCGATTCATTTTCTTTAATTCTAGTCTCATTCTTCTTGCGCTCAATGGTTGCAAGCCTAATTTGTTTTTTGTTCTCATCTACCTCATCGACCAGTCCATTACGGCCAAATCGTTTGCTGCCTTCCAAAAGATTCAAGATAGCTTTTACATCCGTTTGCAGCGATATATAATGTTTGTCTGTCATTGGTGTGTCATTTGCCATAACATTATTTTTTTTCCGAATTATATGCCATTATGATTATCGCCTCGTATAATGGCTGCTAAATCCGTTGCGCGGGTGCCGACTTGATCGGCCCATTTGGAATCCAACATCTGCCGTGCCGCTTCATTATAATTCTTGTTCTCAAAAGCCTGTATCATGTTCTTAAAGCTTGCGAACCCGCCCGCGCCTATATTGTAATAGAAATCAATAAGCGCCGCCTGTCGGCTCGAATCCAGTTCGCTGAACCAGCCATAGGTATTATGCAACTCATTGCTGTACTTCATGATCAAGAACTGCAGCCACTGCTTACCCACATTTTGCGGAAGCTTCACCGTTTCGAGGTTGAAGCCATAGCCGACGGTCCAGTGTCCGGTCGTATCCTTATAAGGCTTTGAGCGCCATCCTTCATGCCGCTCTATAAGTTTTTGTGCTTTCATTTGAATGCTGATCCTGTCGTGTTAACTAATACAACGCCATCCAGAAGGCGTATTTCTGTAACTTTTATGGCAAAATCTTTGCCTAAACGCGTTAATATGCCCCCATCGTCAATATCAATAGCGGTGATATTTGATTCGTCTTTCAGGTAGAGGGCTATCTCCGCTGTCGTATCCTGCAAGCCTGCATCGCCTACCACGACAAGTCCACTGTGACGGGAATATTCCTGCGCGTCGCAAGGCCCATCATATTTGGGTGTGCCTGCCGCGCCGGGGCTGTAACTGCCGTCGGGGGCTTGCGTGCCCGATGAAGCTCCGTAGATAACCAAATAGCTATTATACTGCATAGACTTTCTCGCGACTGTCATAGATTGCCAACCGCCAATCCCAGTTTTTTGGCCAATCATTTTTGGTAGGTATCTTCTTATAACGCGTCTGTCGGTAGCCGCGCCGCTCGTAGGTAACGCCTTCATCATTATCATAATAACGCAGGCAATGGCTGATCACGTCGGCAATCGTCTTTTTCAGAGCATTTTTCAACCCGGGTTCAGCGTTGGCAGGGTCAGGGGCATAGCCTCTGAGTTTGATATCCGTTGGAAGCCGAAGCTCAGGGAAGCCAAAGTTCCAGAACCATATGGGGACGCCGTCCTTATTGTAATACCGCAACCGATCACGATAATGCTGCAAAATGTCTGCTTCTACCTGCGTTGCAACATTTTGTAATTCGCTATTATCACGAACAGAGGCATGCAACAGAGTTTTATCATCAGCAATATTGAAATATGTATTAGCCATTTAGCCATTTTTTAACGTCTGAGGCCCTGTTTTCGGATATTCCTTTGACTGTTGTCATATCCTTGAGCGCTTCAATAGATTCTACGCTATCGTAGCCGGCTTCCTCAAAATAGGTCGCGTGAGGGAAGCCTTCGGGAAGCGATTCTTTCTTATCAGATTCACCAAAAAGCGTATGTGTGTCGCGGTCGTAATCTCGTTTGTTAATGATTTTAGGTTTCCCCGCCTCATTAACAATCGTAATGGTTTCGATTCGTGTCATGATAGATTAGATTAACCGAGTAAGAGTGCCTGATGCTGCTGCTTGATCGTCTTATATCCCCAGGCAATGCCCACGAAGAACGTGCCTTCACGGTATTGTGGGTAGTAAGAAACTTCAAATGTCAACCCAGATGTAGGGTCAGTAACATAGGTTCGATCTTGGGCGGCGTCGCCACGGCTTGGAATATAAGGGGTGCGTGTAGCTAAGAGGACAGCATCGCGGCTAAACGCCATGTTAGCTGAATAGTTACCGACAATATCAACGGCCGCTGTAGAAGCATAGTCCTGCACCGCGCCGGGCTTGCCAATGGTGATCGTTCCGGGGGCCGAGACGCCGGATGTAACCACATATTGATCCGTTCCACCAGCCAAAGTAATAACATCACCAGCGTTTATGGATCCTGTGCCGGTATCAACGACAATAGATGTATCGCCTTTACTGACGGCGCCATTAAGCTGATAAGCACTTCCATCGCCGCCACTATGGGTGTTGATTTGCGCTGAAATACCAATCTGCGCGCCGAACATCTCTTGGAATTGTGCTTGCTGGCGGGAAAGCTCTGTGCCTGCCTGATTGACTTTGAACATGGCGGGTTGCTTGCCAAGTAAGGTCGCTCCGGCATTGCTGTTCAGGATGATATGCCGATCTGATTTGGGAGCACCATTCTCATCGAGAATAGCCATCGTCTGGGTCAGATTAGTAAGATCATCTTGCGTTGCAAAGGGCGTAGTGCCTGCCGTACCATTAGCACGGGAAGCGTTGACATATTCGCCGGCCAAATCCGACTCAATCTCATTAGAGAGGGTGCGGAAGGCCTGCGCAAACGTCTGGGCTTCGATGGTCATGTTATTGAACTGCCCAAGACCCGCTTGTTGTTCGCCGGTAAGGTTGAACGAGACTTGACGGGATTTGGTAATTTCAACTTGTACGTTATCCACGTTTCGGTCTTGCCCAACTTGCGGATATGCTGAAGGTGAGGTATCACCAGCGGTCATGGCCGGTACGACGGAGGCAATAACTTGCTGTCCGACTGCAACTTGATCAGACTTGGAGTCATTGGCGACCGCCGGAATAAATCCGATGCGTTCGCGTGAGACGACATTAAGGGCCGTATAAATATGAGGATATAGATCTGTGAATGTGTTAGACATAATAGATTAGTTTTGATCAACAACCTGACCGCCGTCCTGCATGAAGCTCATACGTTCAGAGGGATTCAGGTTATCAAATTTAGTTCGGGTTATAACTTTTTTGTCAGTATTATCGCCGCTGCCTTGATTGAATCCACTGCCTCCCTGCGTATCGTCTTTGAGGATGCGTTTCATCAATTTGGTGTCGGCGTTGAGTTTGATGTAATCTTCCGGTTCAACAAATCCATGTCCGTTGGCTTTTTTGCCATTCGGATGGCGCTCGAAATTGCCGTCGCTGTCCACTTGCAATACTTTTCCGATCTCCGGATTGTATTTGAATTTTGAGGCGAAGACCTGTTCGACATAGGGATCGCCGATCTCACTATCCAGATATTCGTCTTTTGCTTTACCAGCAAAAGCGCCACGGATAGATTGACGCACTGCGTTTTCGCGAATGCTATGTAGCTGTTCCTGTGTGTCTTCGAGCTGCTCTTTGAGCGGATCGAGATTATTAGACGCCCATTTTTCGCGTTCACGTTCGAGATCGACTTCTTCGGTCTTCAATCCTTTCGGATTGCCTTCCTCATCGACCTCAATACCAAGTTCTGAAAGAACCTGATTGCGTACCTGCTCTTGCTGATGAGCATTTTTAAGGGCATTGGTCTTTGCGCTCGAGACGCGGTCTTTGATCGTCTCATTCATCACCGACTGGCGAACCATGTCGTCAGGAACTTCATCAGGGCCGACGATTTGAAATCCTTCATCAGGAGTAATCGCTGATCGTTCGACATCATGTTCTGTTCCGTCAATATTAATTTTGAATGGAGGCATAGAATTATTGAATTTAGGGTTGCATCAGCGCTGATTAGATGGGCCCGTAACACCTCGACATTTTGTTGATGAGTTATCGATCTCACTTAGGCCAACTAAGCAAGCACGCTGGTTCACTTGCTTCGATGGTTATATTATTAATTATTTCCGTTATTCAGGAATTTATAATTAGCTATATAGCAGATATTTACGTATATTCTTCTGTAGTCAATACGAATCCGCCAAAACCCCCGTGCGTATGAGCCCTTACCTGCGTGATGGAATGACGTCTGTAGAAACCTCTATCCCTAAGAGCTGGCTAAAAAAGATAAAGGCCGCCCGCCTTAACAAGGGCATGGCATCACGTCGCCAGTATATCCGGGATTTGATCTATAACGACCTTAAAAGAGAGAAGGAGCTATGATTATGCCAGTGAGCGTAAGACACCCACAAAAAAAGAAGCGAGCCAACACCAACTTAATGGTGAGGGCTTTTTTAATTTATGGAGAGGCCGGTATCCTTCGCATATTGATATGCTTTGCGATTCCACTCATTAGCAATATCAACCTGCCTATGTAACTCATTTTTGGTATTGAATTTTCCTTCAAATTGAGAATACTCTAATATAGGT